ATGCTCCGAGCCTCTTCAGGCGGGCCTTCTGGCTCGACTGTGCTTGACCGGCATACGGGTGCGCCATCTGCGCCTCCTGTGATTCGCGCTAAAGGATACGCTGACCCGGCATTCCAGGCCATGTTTGTGCCACGGGTGTCGCCATCGGATGCACCAGCGCGCTCTGCGCCACTTCCATGCGCTTCTGCGCCAGCTTGGCGCCCTCGATCTTCTCGCGCGACTGCCGCTCAGCGGCGTTGTCTTGGAGCTTCGCTCCTTCGACCATCGCCTTGAGCTGGGTGTCGAGCTGCGCCAGCGCCGCCTTGCGGACGCTGTCGCGCTCTTCCAGCATCATCTTCTGGGTCTTCTGCTGCAGCTCGGCGATCTTGCCGGCGACCTTGGAATCCTGCTGCGACTGCGGCGGCGCGAACAGTTCATCGATGTTCCCCAGGCCGACCATGGTCGACACCCGCCGCACGACGGCGTGCAGATCGAACATCGCCGGGTTCAGCTGGACGAGCTGCACCAGCGCCACAGCCTTCATGACCCGGATCGTGTGCGATGGCGTGTTGGGATCGGCCTGGGGAGTAAGATTGCAGTCGTTGAGGGCGCGGATCAGGTCATCGCGCTCCCACTGCCAGATCGCGCCCTGGGAGATGTCGGCGCAAAGCAATGCGTCGGGGTCTTCCTTGAACAGCTCGCGCAGCAGCCCAAACTCTTCTGACTGTGCTATGTGCATGCCCTTATGGACGCTATCGAGCACTTTGACCGCCTGATCGAGCATTGCGATCGTCGTGCCCACCGGCACGTCCTGGCGGCCCTCGCCTACCATCAGCTCGGGGGTGCCACCTACACGACGCGCCTCTTCCTCGATGTGCTGGGTGACCTGGACCAGACCCGCTGTCACGTCTTTGTAGGGGAGGTCCATGATGTGCTGTGCAATCGGCTGGCCCCCTGTGTTGACGCGCACGCCAGCACCGAGCCCGACCCGGAAGGTCATGGTGTCCTGCCGGCCGACGGTCTCTGAGTACAAGAAGCCCGGCCAGGACGCGAAACCTGCGCTGTCCAGGGCAAGCCGCCATGCCGTGGTGACGGCGGCGGTTGCATTGCCCATGATGTGCAGGAGCCCGATGCCGTAGAAGCCGATGCCGTCCACGAAGCCGTACTTCACCAGCGGCATGTGCTTGATGTAGCGGTCGTCGTTCTCCTGCCAGTTGCGGCGTATCTCCAGGACGGTCTGGGAGTCCTTGTCGATGCTCACCCGGTAGGGGAGGGGGAGCCCGGTGATCTTGCCGCCCTCGGTGTGTTCGAAGCCGGCGATGTCCAGCTCGCAGTAGCACTCGTAGACGATGTGCTTGTAATCCTGCGGACGCTGCGACCACGCGGCGATGCCGGCGACATCGTGCTCGGCCTGCTCCATGCTGTCGGGCGCCGGGCCCACCGGATTGGTGAGGTCGACGTCCAGGTAGGTGCCGGCGAGCTGCATCCGCTTCATCACGGACTGTCGCATCTCGATACGGTGCGTGACCCGGCCGCATTCGTGCAGGGACACCTCGTTATCGCTAACGATGATGTCCGCTGCATCGACGGAGCGTGACACGGGTCTTCGACGGATGGGGCAGCGGTACACCTTCTTGAAGCCCGAGCCGCCGTAGCCCTGCATGAAGAACATGCGGTTAGTGTCGGGGTAGTACTCTTTGTCGACTTCGGTCAGGTAGCGGTTGAATAGCATCTCCAGGGCATCGGCCTGGATGTCGCGATCGTCGCCGCGCTGCTCGCGCGGGACCTGCATCTGCTGCTCCATGAACTCACGGTGCGGCGTCTTGGGCGTGCTGTCGTTGCGCATCTTCACCGGGCCGCCGGCCGGGAGCAGCTCGCCCCTGGCGTTGGCCTGGAAGCGCAGCACTGCGTCCAGCATGATCGGGGTGCGGATGGTGGCTTGGCCTTCGACCGCCGTATCGGCGTCGGCGGAGGGCGACCTCGGGTTCTCGACCTTCAGCGCGAGGTGCTTGATGCCGGCCGCCCTGCGCTCCAGCCACTCCAGCCGGGTCTGCAGATCGGCATCGATGCCGTTGAGCAGTTCATCGCAGATGCGGGCCAGCTCGATCTCGTCAACGAACTCCGCGAGGTTGGCGTCGTGCTCCTTGGCGGCGACCTTGGACTCGCGCGGCACGTAGGGCTTGCCGTCCAGGCGGATGATCAGTGCGCCGTCGGCGCGCTCGATGCCGACCTGCTCGGTGGGCTCGCTGGCATCTTCCTGGATAACGATGGTCAGGTCGGCGGCGTTCTGTGAGTCGGGATCGGCGGCGCGTGCCAGATCGACAAGATGATCGCTCTCGTTGATGTAGTGCTCGGTGGGGGCAACGCCGTTTGCCATCAGGCTCTTCCGTTAGACGAGCACCGTGAAGCCCATCCCATCGGTCATCTGCAGTGCCTTGCCGGCCTGGAGCGCAGCCTTGAACAGCTGTGAGGTGGTGGTGCCATCGGTGTGCTGGATGGTGACGTTACAGGCGCTGGCGCCCTTGTTGCGCACATGCAGGGTCTTGGCGTTGCGCTGCAGGCCGGCGGCGGGCGGTGCCACCACATTGACGGTGGAGGGGGCGCTGATCGCGGTATTGGTGCGACCGGGGGTGATCGTCCCATCCGAGGTCTTGGTGTCGACCCAGGTGGCATGGATGTCGACTGCCGTGTTGGTATCGAGGATCAGCTGCAGCGCATCGTTGACGGAGGCCAGGATGATCATGGTCAGTCCCCGTTGGGCACTTCGTAGCCGGCGGCCCAGATGTTGGCGCTGTACGAGTGGATGTTTCCGCCGTTAACCAGCGGGTGCCAAGCGTAGTAGTAGGTGACGTTGATGTTGGGGATGGTGGGCGAGGCCGAGTTGGTGTTGACGTATGGAGTAGCCGCACCGGGAATGTCGGGAACATCGACCCTGATCCGGCGCGAGACGAAGCCGCCAGCGCTCGGCCCCAGCATCAGCTCGGCAGCGACCGCGCCGCCGCCTGCGTTGAGCAGCGCCAGCGTGGCCTCGGCCTCCAGCAGGATGTTGGTGCCGATCAGCGGCACGAACTGACCGAAGCTGATCGGTGTGAGCGGGGCGGCGGCAGCATTGCTGACATTGCCGCCGCTCAGCATGATCACCTGGGGATCGAACTGGACTTTGCTGCCCTCGAAGTGCGCAAGACAGATGAGACCCGAATCCTTGCGCACGGTGGTGACGTAGGCCCAGTGGGTATAGCCGGCTGGCAGGGTCGGGCCACCGCTGGAGGGCGGGGTTTGCGAGGCAATACCGGCCGTGGCCACGGCGCTGCCGGCGATCGTATAGAAGTGGATGCCGACATCACCCAGGGCGGCGGCTTGGTCGCGCCCGTTGGCGCCCTGCACGGCAATGTCAATCGTGAAGCTGACGTTCTGGACGAACAGCAGCGAGCCGTCGGCCGGGCTGCGCAGCGTTCCTTCGAAGTAGGAGAAGTCGACCTTGGTGCGGCTGGCCTGGGTGGCGCCCATCAGGCCGTGAATGAAGCTGCCGCCGAGTGGTCGGGGCGGCTGCGAGGAGAAGAAGCCGGTCTCGTCAATATAAGAGAGCGTCTGATCGGTGGCGAGGTTGACCCGGTACAGCTCCACGACGGTGGTGCCGTCGGTATGTCGGAGGATCAGCCCGACCGGCCCGCCACGATTACGGATATGCACGGTCTTGATGTTGCGGAAGTTGCCGGCGGCCGGGCCGGCGCAGATGTCGGTGGTGCCGGCGGCAGTGATGTTGGCAGTATTGGTTCTTCCGGGGTTCACCGCCCCGACGACGTTGTCCATCCAGCTGACATGAGTGTCGAGCTGGCAAGCTCCCGAGGTGTTGATCTGGAGCTTGTCGCTAGCAGAGGCGAGAATCAGCATGACCCAGCCCGTTTCCCGAGGGAATCGGGCGGCAGTCTAGCGTAATCGCTCCGATTCGCTAGCTAGCGCGCTCCGCCGTTGCGTGGCGGCGGCGTCGGGCAGGGCATCCAGGCCCTCGGGGGCTTGTGTGGCTTGCCTTCCGAGGTGCGCCACTCGCCGAAGCCGTTCTGGGTCATCAGCACGAT